GGATCTGGTCAGGGCTCATCACGTCTTGATCGCCATTGTCGAAGGTGACGACATAAACGACGTTGTATTTCGAGTCCTGCTGGACCGATACGTTCTCAGTTTTTAATGGTAGGATCTCGACGACTTTCCCCGAGCTCGTGCGGTTTATGTAGCCATAGAAGTTGCCCGACAGGCAGAGATTCACCATGACATAGCTGAAAAATTCAGAGCCAGTCTGGTAGTCGTTGGGGCTGCTCATCATTAGGGTATAAAGTGGCGCGGAGATGTGCGCCTCCCGCCCTGCTGGTGTGTCCCGGTAGAGATGACACGGCAGCGTCGCCATCGTGTCAGAGAGGACCTTTACGCAGCTGTAAACGGTATTCATGCGCATGGCCTGCTCATTGGTCACCGATCTTGTGGCTCCTGAAACACTGCCAAAAAAGTCCGACAGGGCCGAACTGTTAAACGGTAGTGATATTGGCGCGGCTTTCTCTTTGCGCCAGTTGAATAAAGCCATCACGGCCTCCTGTATTGGTTATAAGGTGCGAATACCTCGAGATCGATAAACATCGAGCTGCAGGCCTCCGTTGACCTTGAGCCTGCCCAGAGCCATCACCAGAGCGATGACGCCGTCGATCTTGTTTTTGTCGCTGTCCTTTTTTATTTTGATATTGTCGTTCGGGTCGATAAACAGAACGCAATTGCTGATCATCCAAGACAGAACTGGATCACCACCGTGAATAATATTGCGGCCCTTGACGGCCTTCTCGAGCTCTTTTGAGGGATCTGACATTGACATGATTCCCTGCGCGAACTTAACCATCGGGGCCCCTTTTTCAATCAGGGAGGCTGATAGTTGTGTTGCGCCATAGGCGTCATATGCAATCTCGCGCACGTTATAAGTTCCCATAGCTTTCAACACATCCTCTTCGATATAACTGAGATCTGTGATGTTGCCCTCGGTCGTTGTAATGTGCCCGGCGTCTGTCCACTCACGATATTTGTTGCCGATGAACCCGGTGGCGTTTGCCACGGTGTCCTCCGGGAGATAGTGTTGGAGATATGGATATAGCTTGCCGTCCTCGACGAAAATAATGGCCATCGAGGCAAAATCAGAAACCGACGCAAGGTCCAGACCTATGTAGCAGGGTTTACCCTTAAAGTGGCTGATCGGTGGCCGCTCGCCTTTGGACTGCTCCCAGTCATGCGAGGTGATCCATGCAGCTGAGCTCGACATCCATTGATTCAGTCGTTTTGTCCGGAAATTGGTTTCAGCGGTTGGCGACTCTTTAGCCTGCAAAGCCATCCGCTCGAGATCGTCCGGGAATACGCTGATACCGTAGGATGGGTTGGCTTTTTTCCAGACCTCGGGATCTGTCCAGTCATCGTCGGCATCGATGGTCCAGATCGACGCGAAAAATGTGTCGTCATGAACATCGAGAGACGGGTCGAGGACTTTCACGCAGTATTCGCGCAGCTCGTAGCAAATGCCCTCGCGATTGGTCCCTGCAGTCGTGATTGCAAAAATTATCGGCTGGGCTCTTGCACCACTGGCCACGTTCAACACGTCCCAGATCTCGGAGCTTTTATGAACGTGTAATTCGTCGACCACTGAGAAACTAGGGTTTCGACCTTCCAGAGATCCAGCATCGGACGACAGGGGTTCGAACTTTGACCCGGAGGCATCGTGAAGAATTGCGGATCTGTGGACCTTGAGGTGCTGCAGTAGATCTGGCGATTTTTTGACCATTGCCTGCGCGTCGCCATGGACGATACGGCTCTGGTCCCGGGTGGTCGCTGCTGAATAAATTTCGGCAGCAGATTCTCGATCGGCAATCAGCCCGTAGAGTGCGAGACCTGAGCAGAATGTTGATTTCCCAGACTTTCGCGGGACCTCAATGTACGCGGTCCGGAATCTTCGGTATCCGTCGGACGTCCTCATCCAGCCATAGAGCTGCGTGATAATAAAGATCTGCCAGTCGGCAATCGCGAGAGGCTTTCCAGCCAGTGGACCCTTGAGGTGCTTCAGGAATCCGAAAAATTTGATCACCCGGTTGGCGGCTTCGCCGTCATAGTAAAATTGGGAGTCTTTGTTTTTGTGTTTGCGTCGATCCTCAACGGCGCGGGTGCAGGCATGGACGAGCGGCTGCGCTGCTGGTTGTTCACCAGATACAACACGTTCCGCATAGGCCCAGCCCGACGAATCATGTTGCAGCATGGTTGTCTCCTTGTGCTTGGGGCGATCTTTAGATAATTAAATTAATAACGATGTAGCCGAGAAAAATGACGACGGGGACAGTGACCAGCGCGGTACAGAGTGCTGTGAAGAAATATAGAATCCGGCGCTTACTCGCTGCATACTTTTGGGCACGGAGACGCTCGTCCTCTTGGCGTGCCCTTTTAGCTTTCGCTTGATATTGAAGCCAGTCGTCATAGAGTCCGGGTCGGCCCGCATAAATAAAGACCTGTTTTAAATGCGCTTCCTGCTCCCGTAGCTTTTCCAAAGCCATGAAGGCTTCGAGCTCGCTTTTGCCACCGTTTTTGTTGGCTTTTTTGGTAATGCTGGACTTGTTGTCAAAATATGTCTGCGCGTCTTTGGCGACATCGTGCAGCTCTTTGCCATTTGAAATTGCTTTCGAGATAATTGCAAAAGCCGCATTTGCGGCCTGAATTTCTAGCAGCATAATCCTCTCACTTTATTTCCCGGCTGGTTTATCTGGCTTGCGCTCAGGCTCTGGCTTTTTAGGTGCAGCAGGTGCTGGGGAGACATAGCGCCGGGCGGTTTCGCACCACTGATAAACTATTGGCTTTTTCATGTTTGATCCTTTATTTTTAAAACGAAAAAACCGCAACATGTGCGGCTCTTGGGGAAGGCGTAAGGCCCCGGAGGGCCGTTTGGTAATTAGTTGCTGTAAAAGTCTGCTTTTATCTTCTCTTTCATCGCTTCGTATTCTTCGAACGCTGCGTGGCACGTCGTGCAGACTTTATAGTTTCCAGTAGGGGACAGCTCACGGTACTGCTTGGCGCTCCAGCCAGAAGTGCGGTTACATGCCGACTTTTCGGACAGGAGTCTCATTTTGATCGAACCGTCTACAAGCACCGGGCGTGAACGCTGAAAGTGCAGGATGTGGCGACCGTCGATTGGTGTCAGTGCTTTTGGAGCCCAGTTAGCCACGCGCTCGGCCTGCCACTCAATATACTTCTCCATGTCAGCAATTAACCTGTCGTGTGTGTATTTAACATATTGGGCGACGCTCGATGGCTTGTTTGAGCTGATCAGCACATCTTTGCCGTGGCGATTGGTTTTCGTTTCAGTGTGAGCGTTTGCTGCGACTAGATCATCAAAGCGGACCCAGTTGCGTGTGGTGATCTCGCGGACCCAGTAGCTGACAGGACCTGTGAGCAGCTCGTGACGCTCTGCTTGAGTTCTGGCCAGCTGAGCGCGTACCTGCTTAACAAATAAAGCGATGTCGTCACAGCTCAACTCAAATGGCTGCTTGCCGTGGCCTGAACATACGCCCTCAAAAAATCCCCATTGTACTGTGTAGCCGTGCTTAGACAATACGCCACTCGGAAGAGCTTGAGTGTTTCCGCAGATCTGACATTCGCCTGTGTGAGTTGCTTTTTTCATGTTGTTGCTCCGGGTTAGTAAGTTACTGAATATGCGCACATATTAGTAGAGCTTACAGGACCTGTCAACAACTTTATAACACAGAGTCACTGTATTTATTCAGGGACGCTGGTGGCCTTTCGGATACCATCGGCCACACCGTTGGCACTGAACGTGATTGTGTCAGTCACGTCGGCGGCGATGGCTTCAGTCACATTGGCTGTGGCTGCCCCTGTCGCTTGGATGGTGTTGTTTACAATGTGCTGGCCACCATCGACAGCAGCGTTGAAGGTTTGACAGGCTGGGAGGCAAATTAGTGCGAAAAATAGTACTAGTGATTTCATTCAAATTCTCAAATAGTTGGTTAGGTTACCCGGCGAGAAACGAGTCAAAAGAATCGATCTCGATCGGTTTTGTTGCGTCGACTTTCGTCCGTGCGGATGCGGTGAGTCCATATTCGCCCATCATCTTGACGATGTTTGAGTAGCTGATATTCATCTGCGCTAGTGCCGGGTGAGGTCTGTTTTTTGTTTGTCCCTGAGATCCTTCACTTTGGACCATTAGGCCCTCGCTGTTCACGACGGCTCTCAGCCTGAGATACATCGACAGCTGGTCCGACAGTAACGCGAAGCCGATGGCATCAACCTCGGTCCCGACGCCCATGCTGTAGCAGTGGGCCGCGACTTGGTCGTATAGCGCCGACGCGATTGGATCATGGTCAGTCCATGCTGGTTTGGTGGGTATTCCTGCCGGGACGGTGACGGTGTCCTGCGCCCGGTCCTTCCTGAATGTTCCCTCGAGTTTTTTGAGTGCCTCGGGCTTTCGTTTTCGTCCTGCCATTGTATGCTCCTCAGCGTTGGCTAAATTAGGGCGGTTTTGGCCGGGGAGACGGTCCGGCACCTAGTGAGGAGGTCTAGGCTGTGCGAGATCCGCAAACTCGCGATTGTTGCAAACTCTGTGTGAGCGCGATGCGCTGAGCTCCAAGGCTCTCAGGTTTGTGGGCTGTCTCTGGTCCCACATTGCTGATGATCGGAGTCTTTCACAGATTTGCCCTCTGTCGGGTAAGTCCTGACGGACTCGGGGAAAATTTGTAATATTTCATGATTTATCATGATTTGTGGGCTGATCAAAAAATGATCACATACTGACATTAAAAGAGATCGAC